ATACACCTTGCTTGGCGCTTCTTCCCAGTTGCCGACTGAATACTCCTTGCCGTTAGAATCTTGAATGATGCCGCTGCCATCTTCATGGAAAAAACTTTTTTCACCATTCTTCCATCTGGCCCGGTGATAACTAGCCTTGGAGTTTGAGGTGGCCCGGTTTGCTGCAGGGCGAGACTCTTGCTGGGGGCGCTTTTTAGGGGCGGGTCTTTCGTCGGGGGTGCCATCAAAAATAACCCCGTCGCCGTCACGGTCAATTTCGCTTTGTCCTTCACGCGAGCGTCCACCGCCGATAGTTGCACCAAGGCCTTTTTCCGCATCGCCGGAATACGCTTGTCCACCGCCGCCCTCCATTGGAACGTAAACGGTTTCGACTCTTACGCGTTCTGGCTTGCCGATCATTACACGCCCCTCTTCGGCGTGCCAAGAAGACCTCATAGTGGTCACGTCATCTGGATCGGACGGATCCATGACATCGAAAACAACAGTATTCGATGTCATGGTGCGAATTCTTACAGGGCTTCGCAACTCATTGGCAAGTGAGCGGGCCAGCACAGCCTGCCTGCCCATTGCGGGATTCGACATGCCTGCGGATTCAGCAATCTCATCTAATTCTTCGCGAGGGTCGTCATCGGACGAACCTTCGCGGTCGGCGGCGTAACCGGAAAGACGTCGCCACATTTCTAACAATTCTTCACGATTTTCGCCGCTATGTGGCTTGCCATAGCCATAGCCCTTTTCCTGCTCTTCGCTTTCGCTAGTAACAGGTCCACCACCGATCCAAGCATCACAAGTACGGGCAGCAGCACACTTGAAATCAAACGCCTCGCAGTAGCCGAGGTCACCTGCTTCAATTACGCCTTCGGCTTCATTTCCAGATTCGTTTGCGAGACCTTGTTTAATGCAGTCCATCATTCGCTCGGTCTTCACGAAAGCGGCACAATTACCACACTTTTGCTTTTGGGCATCCTCAGTTGAAACGTCCCAGCGACGAGCCTTTCCGGCCCAAAAATCTAGGTTTGGCTCTTCAGGGTTTAACGGCCCATAGCCAGCAGACTCAATAGCCTTTTGACGGTTTTCCAGATTCACCGCAACGTCCCTAGTTGCGATTGGGCATGCTGCTTCAGCCTTCCCATCCGAAGACTTGCTGATTGCTTCCCGGACAACGTCCTTCATGTGTCCTTCGCCACGGGAACCAATCGCAAGCCACTTCATTTGGGCAACTACGCCCGGAAGTTGAAAATCCTTTAGATGACGAGCGATCCACGCTTCGCGAAGTTCCAATGCCTGAATCTGATCTTCGGTTTTGGCTGTGCCGCCCTGTTCAGCAATACGTGTGAGAATTGTGTACTGGTCATCACCCTTAATGTTGCCACCCTTGTCCCAGATGTTTGGGTGTTCAGTTTTAATTCGTTCCGCATAGGCTCGGTCGAACATCGGCCACTTGGACTTCTTAAAAGAAGTGACACGGTCTTTAGCGTCGTCGGACTTGATCGAAATAGTTCCAGTCAGTTGATTGGCCCCATGGAGGACGGGGGAGACTTCGTAGAGTTCAACTTCTTTTAGAAGGTTGGCCTGTCGGGTGTTGTCGTAAACGGCTTGAATAGTTTTGTAGCCAATTGACCATTCTTGTTCAGCCCCAAAAAATGAAATATTTGCAAAGGCTTCTCGACCTCTTTCGCTTTTAAGGTTGAACTGGACTTTTGCAAACAGCCCCCCGATTCGAGCAGCGCGCATTTTTTCCGGTAGGCGGCGGTCATTGGGTCCAACCTCGTAAATTTCCAGAACTCGGCCAATCGGATGGTTCCAGTCGTGCCCCCAAACGACGCGTGGCTTCCTGCGCTTTAGGCTTCCCTCGAATGCGCCGGGAAGAACAATGTCTCCTACTGAGTCTTTATTGCCAATGCCCGCAACGAAGCATTCAACAATTCCCTCTGCCTGATCAACGTTTAACTGACCGGGAATAGACTTTGTTTGAAAATCGGTTGACATTTCCCTACCTTGTGGAATTAAGGCGTATCTCAATAGGTTAGAGCAGTACCAATACCCACATGGAAGGGTTTCAATAAATTAAAAGAGGTTTCAATAAACTTTATAAACCGTCAATCGAATCGAAGCCTGCAACGACAATTAATCGTCAAATGGGGTGGAGCAAGGGGGTCTCCGGGGAATCGCAAAAGCGATCCATCGGTCTTGAAACCTTCTGAAAAAGCAACTTTTTTCCCATGTAGCGCCGCATGAGCACTTCGAACTTTTCCATCACGTCGACTTAGCCAAGTTTTTTTAACTCCAGTCGCGCTATTTTTTGCCGCAGCGCCAGCAGCAAAATAAGTTCCAGCGTTAAAAGCAGTTTGCGTTTCATTTTCTGCAATGCGGCGTCCGCGAGCGCCAATTAAGTTGGCAAAAATTGCTCCAAGAGCGGTGCGGAGAATACCCATCTTGTCTTCGTCGCTGCCGAGCAGAAGTACAACTAAAATCGCTGAAGCAATTTCTTCTTTTGTCGTTTCGTTGGCTTTTTGGATTCTGTAAATCTGGGCATCCACATACTGCTTTAGGGCCTCGTCATCAAAAACAAAATCCGTTTTATCAACTTTGCTTGACAGGCTCGTCCCCATGTCAGCAGCATCTCGCACAATCGCCGTAATCACAGGGCGAAGGTCTTCATCGAGTTGCTTATTCCATACGGTTTTATCGAAAATTGCATCTACCGGCAACTCCCCAGCCGCAATGGCTCGTCGGGCCTTTGCTCCCATTGCTTTCTCCAGCACAACTCTTTGCTGACGTTCAAAAAGGCGCTCCAAGGAGCGATCAAAAATTTCCGTCCACCTGTCAACTGATTGACTTGACTTGATTTCCCACTCGTCCGGCTGGTCCTTGTTGAGCAAATCCTTAAAAAGGATCGGAGCCGTCAACGTCGCTTCTTCCTCAGGGGCGGGTTCTGCGGGAATTTCCGTCTGCTCCGGTACTGCCGTTTCTGGGGCTTCGGCCTGAACTTCGGGGGCTGCGGCTTCCCCTGTTGGAACCATGTCTACGGGAGTTTGAGGGGCTGCGGCATTAAAAGGCTTTTCGGTATTTCCAATTGGCGTCAAGTTCGGATTGGCAAGCATTGAGTCCATAAGTTCGGACTCGATCTTGCTTCGACCCGTTCCTTCACGGTACTCATTGCCCGTAATTAAGCCATTTCCAAATTCATCCATCAAATACCGTTGCCGCTCCTGCTTGGCAACAATAAGAATTGGAACACTGGAAGTATCGAAATCAATGTAGTACTGGTCGTGAAGTTCGTCTAAAGCCCGAGCGATAACTTCCAAATGGGGCTGCATGGTCTCCATCCAAAAAACACGACCCTCTTCTGCAGCGTTTGAAAATGTTCGACCGGCGGCATTGCCAATAACGCTCTCAGGTACACCGAAAGCGGCCAGAATCTCTTCTTTTGTAATTTGACGCATTTGGATGTAAGCGGCATCGCGAGGGTTCGATGAGGTGTCAACGAAGTCGACTCCATCGTCTGAAGCGATAACGGAGGTCTGGCCCGCTCTATTCAGGTTCCCACGGAAACGACTACGAAGTTCTTCCTTGTCGTCTTCATCCATTTCCCCACGCACAACCAAGAGCCCACCCGGACGTCCGTCGTTGTAAAGAAAGTTCCTGTTGTAAATCTTTGCAAGATTTTCAATTTCAATTGCCACGCCAGCAGTCTCCATTGGCGTCAAAGAAAGATAAGGATCAATCGGATGTGGGCGTCGAATCCAAACAACATCTTCTGGTCTAATAATTTTCTTCCCGCCGCCGGGAAGTAAAACTTCAAATCCGGAAACAAATTTCCGTGGATCTGGAATTGGGGATGTGTGCTGGGGGGGCAGCAAATGCAGGGCAATGAGTTTGCCCCCCCGACCGCGCACCTTTTCAATGAACACGCCGCGAGTGCTCATCAGCAATTGACTTGACAGTCGGAAGCGGAAAATAAAGGAGTTCTCCCCCTCGTTGGACTTAGTGTTAAGTAGATCTAAAACTTCATTAGATTTACTTAATATCTCGCCCTGTGGTGAATTGTCTTTTCTCAGGACTACGGGGAGTCGGGCTTGATTTCCAGCAATGGCGTCAATACAGCGAAAAACCCAAGTTACTCGCTGTACACCTTCCCGGTAGGCCCGTTCAATGTCCCACCCGTCTCGGTACCCTCGTCCCACCATCGATGGATTCAAGGAAATTGGCGCCCCCAAACCTAAAGAGGACTTCACCTCCTGATCGACGCCAAGTTGCTTATTCTCTGTTTTATTCCAAGCCATTATTCAGATCCAAGAA